GTGCCACAGGTGTATGTTACCAACATGCAAGATGATGCCAAGTTGGGGATGTTGTCCATGTTAATTTCGTCCATTGTAATCTCGCTTTCTATAGTTAGGCCTCAAGCCTAAGTTTTGATTTTTACCAGTTTCCACAGTTAGGCCTCAAGCCTAACTTTCTGTGGTCGTTTAGTTCGTACAGTTTTTTAACCTTTCTTTGGCTATGTGTGTTTATAACACATTATGAGGGAGAAGTCAAGTCCTTTGACGTGTGGAGAGAGATTTAAATTATACGTTTAGGAATGGCCTACGGTGTGGCTCCAATCCGCTTCGGGGTCATCGTCCTCAATACCAAAAGCACAGTTGACTGCGTGGACGATTTCGTCCCAGCACTCCGCTACCTCTAGAGGTGTTGCGCCCTGTTCAATGATGGCACGTCTAGCCATGCTGTGTTCAAACGGCACACTGTATGCACCATCAGAGAACGCCACGGTAAAGTCCTTCACCCACATGACGAGTTCGTCCTGCCAGATCACTTGGTTCATTTGTTTGTCCACTTCCTGATCTTACCATTTGCAAAGGGGTTCTTGCCTTCACCCTGAGACTTAGGGTCAGGCCTAACTTCTTTTGACCTTCTGTTTATCAACTCATGCAGAGCCTTCCGCTGCTCGGGGGTGCTACTTGCCTGTGACTCTAACTCGTCACTCATAGAGACGCTTGGAAACTCCAGACCTTCCATACTTTGAGTGCTACAGTCAAAAACTGCTGAGTTTACCTGCGTATCTATCGCTGCGTTATACTGCTGCTTCGCTTTGTGCAGGGCGTGAGCCGCCTCATGTTTGATGAGGAAGTCCAGAATATCACGTAGGCGTGTGGCCTCGTCCATACTCAGGTCTAGTTCAGCAAACCGTTCACCACCCCAACCTGCTTCTTCGCAAGTAATGTTAAATACTGTGAAGTTGTTACCCCCAGCGGTTGTGGTGTTAGCTTTCAAGGTCATTACTGACCCACTTTCCAAGCCTGTGAAGGCAGTTACATCTTTAGCCATTATCGTTATCCTTTTTCACTACTTCGTATGTTACGGTTACGGTCACTTTCTTCACGATCACATCTGTTACTTCATAGAATTGGTCTTGCCATAAGATCGGATCAGACGCCGCCAAGTGGTCACAGAACCATGCTCCCTGCTCTATCTCTTCGATGGCGTCATCATCATCACCAGCGATAAAGTCCCACGTAGCTGTCTTATCTGTAGAGGTCTCGCCGTCTTTGCTCAAACGCAGCAAAATCTGCGTCAATTCTGAACTACTCATTTTGTTCTCCTTAATTAGTTAGGGCCAAGCCTAACTCGTAGGCTGTTAGGCGTTTGTTGTTGCGCCGTGTCTCTCTCACGGTTTGGTTCTTCACGTAGGTCATGCTTTTACGGAACCTACGCTTGGTTGTATCTAGTTTGGCCCACGCTATTTCGTGACCCCCCTCTGATTTCCACTGTGTCTTTTGTACCAGTTTCAAACCAGTTTCATGCGTCATTACAGTTCTCCTTGTTAGTTAGGCCCGAGCCTAAGTTTGATATTTGTTGAGGCCTTTGAGGTCGGCCTTGTTAGTGACGAGTGTAGCCCCCTGCTTGTGTGCTATGGGGGCTACACACCATGATGACCGAGCTTGGATCGCAGCGGATTCGCCACAGTCCAAACAGGTTCTATACCCCAACCGTGCGCGGCCTATCTTCACAGGTTCATCGCACTGGGTGCAGCGTATTCTTTTCATGCGTTTACATCGCCTTGCGCTTTGCCGCCGTGCCGACGAATAATCCGTGCCGCCCGTCCTCTGAAGCCGTCCACCGTACCCCAAGACCATGTAGACATGAGGAGTTGAGCATCTTCTTGCACGGTACGCATATCACCTTCGGTCTGTGCGGTTGCCATACTGTCAACTAACGCGAGACATGCGCGATGACGTAATGTCATCATCACAGGTAGGTTTGAATTTGCGGGTGTGAGCGGGTGATCTTTCTGCTCTTGCAGTGTTACTTTACGCATTGTAGTTCTCCTATAGTTAGGGCTGGGCCTAAGTTTGTGGGTTGTAGTCATGGAAGGTGCAAGCGCCTAGGTTTAGCCCGTCCATAAGGGTTACGATGTCATTGGGGTCATAGGGTGCTTTTACCCACACAAGATACGTAATCTGTGTGTAGTAGTTTACATGCACGGTAAGCTCTTTCCACATCACTTCACCACTTTCTTACCAGTTGTTTGGTCGATGAAGTTTACGGGGGTTGCCATGAATGAGTACTCATCCCACAGCCCTTGCAGCAGATCGTGGGTAGCATCTTTGCCGTGTATCATGGTCAAGCCGCTGATCCACTCGTTGAAGTTGATAGCCTCTTCACCTGTCACTGCAACGATCTGGTTCCACCGCTTGTTATGCAGCATGAAAGTTAGGCCTGACCCTAACTTATTGTCGATGTATGCAGTCTTGAGGGTGAAGAATGTTGATGACATGAGCTTGCGCCATGCAGTCATCGGCTTGGCCTGTACCTTGGCGGCTAGGGACACAAGTATGTCGGCTTCCATTACCTGCGCGGTAAGGGGTAGGGTATCGTCTGACTTCTTTAGCTTGACCATTGCAGTAGTCCTTTCAGAGTTAGGCCCGAGCCTAACTTTCGGCTGGGGCGCGGGATAATTTTAAGCCTTTTTCTGGCTATGTAGTACTATACCATACTTTAGGCCAAATGTCAAGTCTTTTGATGTATGGAGAGAGAATTAAATTATACGTTTAGAAATGCCCTCAGAGGGTAAAAGTTAGGCTTGAGGCCTAAGTATTGGGTAGAATTGCAATGTTCTGTAATGTTCCATAATGTTCTTACGTGGGGGTCTGTAAGCCCTTGAAATCACTGCAATGTAGTAATGTTCCCGTTTTGGAGAAATTGGAGGGCAAGGTTTTGGAAGTGGTGTTGGTGAGGTGCTACTAGGCTGTAGAGGGTCGAAACTGGTGAGTTTGAAAAAGTATCTCTCCTATATTTCACTTTGGGAACATTACAATTTACTACTACTACTACATAACAATACTTCAACATCTGCGGAATATATCAATCCTCGCTAACGCGAAACTTCAAAATGCGAACGGCTTTGGCAATGCGAAGCACTTCTCTATAATGTTCCCCAGCACGGCTACATTTGGGAACATTAGGTACATATTTGGGAACATTAGGTGGAACATTGCATGATATCAATGACTTAGGCCAAAACCAAAAAGAACATTACATGAAATCAAATACTTAGGCCTGAGCCTAACTTTCTTCGTGCAGATGCGCCACGCTGCCTTGGAAACTGGTTGTGTTAATATCGTAACAGGAGAAACTTAGGCCCGAGCCTAACTTTGCGGTGATCATATGCGCCACGCTGCTTCGGAAACTGGTTTGAATGTGGGGGAGAATCGCGCCAAAAAAAGGACAAAAAAAGGGGAGAGCATTTGCTCCCCCCAATGTATTAGCCTTTGATACCCAACTTTTTGGCATATGCCGCCAAGGCCTTGTGTTGAGCAACCCGAGCCGTTGCGGCTTTGGGTGTTTCACCCTCCCACCTAATGACCATATCTTTATCGTTATACCGAGGCGCAAGTTTTGCTATGCTATTCAGTATCGACGTGTGAGCCGCGCTTAACTTAGATGATTTCGCTTTCTTGATTGGCGTCTCGGTTGCTTCCCAAGCCGCTTTTCTGTACTTGCCAAGTATTGAGGTAGCTTTAGAATTTATTTCACTAATAGTACAAGGTACACGCTTGCCGAACGTGGGTGATTTTATATCTCTATCGAGATAAGTAACCATTGTCTTTTTACTAAGTTTACCCCAGTCTTTTTTGGGTGACTGCATTACCCTAACCACCTTTGCCAATACCTTTGCATTGGCGCAAATGTGCGAATAGAAGCGTACCTGTATTGGAAAGAATGACGCATTATCTGCGTCATTAGTGCTTTTGATATCACCCGAGCCATCGGGTGCTTTCCATGTAGCGCCCGAACGTATCATGTCGCCAATCATACCATTGCCTTCTTTAAACATGGTATTGATAAAAGCACCCTTCATGTTGTTTGCTTTGCCTTCAGCGGCAAGAGCCGCGTCTAGTGCTTTGAGTGATGTAGGTGAGATAGTTCTATTAGATTTTGCCATTGTCATGGTTCCTTATTGTTAGGCCTAGGCCTAAGTTATTGTCATCCTCACAAGTGTATTGCCTGCCGTTTGACAAGTATCTTTATAAGGTATTTTTAACTTAGCGCAAGCGTTTGATGTTTGACGCTAACGGCGCAACACGGCGCGACCACCCCCCACATAGGGGTATCCCCACCTGACTAGCATTGGCACCGCGCGCCCTATATATACTAATCTAGACGAATTTTTTACGTTTATACACGTTTAGGTAGATACCCGCTCTGGTTGTACCCCCCTACTTGAAAAACCCCCCTACCCAAAAATATTATTATGGTGTAAAAAAATTATATACGTGTTGGAGGACACTGCTATGGACCCAGATAAGATTATAGACTTCCCCGTGCTGTCTGAACTAGATCGGCAGTTTCTTGAGATAGAGAAACAGCAAGAACTTATACGGGAGCAGACAAAGCATATAGAAGATGCTAAGTTGGCTAAGTTTATAGAGGACTTATACAAGTGACCATAACTGTAGAACCAGAGGTAGGTATCCCTCTGCCCGATTCAGCGACAAAGATTAAGTTGGCCGATAGAATATCTGCCGCTGCAGAAACATCCAAGCTGCTTGCATCACATGGGCTAGATATACAGGTGACGGCAGAGGATAAAGACAACGCTGCCAAGATAGCCACTGCGTTTGCTGCGGACCCTATCATGACTACGAAGAAGGCCACGCCGAAGAGAACGGCGGCGCTGACGCCTGCTACGTTGCTTTTAACTGATCGAATCCTTAAAGATTTTGGTCATTCAGTCGTTAAGAGTAGTACCCAGATAAGACACCTAGTCACAAACAAGCTAATCGAAGAGACCGAGAACCCAGACGCACGGATACGTATACGCGCACTAGAACTACTAGGTAAGGTCTCAGACGTGGGGCTGTTTGCCGAGAAAGCCGAAGTAACTGTCACTCACCAGACTACAGATGATATCAGAGATAGACTGCGGGATAAGTTAACTAAACTCGTAGATGTTACGCCAGACGATGATGTAGAAGATGCCGAGATCATAGACGCCACACCTGTCGATAATACGCCCATAGACATAGACGCCGAGCTAGGGTTAGACGATGAAGGATAATGTGGGCTTCTCTGAGGAAGAAGTTCAGCATATGCTGGACAACTTGGACAGCTTCTCAGACGAAGAAATAGCCGAGATAGACAAGTTAGTAGAAGAGTTGGGGATACGTAAGCGCAATAAAACCGCTTACGATGACCTGATAGAGTTCTGTAAACGGATGCAGAATGACTACATAGTAGGGCGTCATCACCGTATTCTTGCTGATCTGCTGATGGCTATTGAG